CTGTGTGACCTCAATGTTAGCGTTATCTATCGTTACAGGTAGTGTGTTACCTGATATATCAACATTGCCGAAACTGTTTATGCCGACATTACCGATGCTGATATTCGCATTACCGATATCAATCTGTGTATCGGTGCGTACATAGACTTGTCCTGTCGTCTCATTAAGGGCAAGTGCCTGCGTGATATTACGCAGATACCAAGGGGCAACTTCTACTGGTTCAGGTACAGCCATAAAAATACTCTCATAAAGGTTAATCTATGAGAGTATTTATCGTAACGGGGCTGTATTATTTGATGTCTAGGGGGCGATCTTTAACTGCTACTATACAATAATAGCTTTCTCGCATCTTAATAGCATCTTTTCCTTCTTCTTTTGCGGGTAAAGCAAGATCAAATTCTAGTTTGTTAAACTTTTCAACCTTAAATCCTGTTCTATGCAACAAAGCTAAAAGTTGTGTTTCCCCTAAAATACTATAGTGATTTAAGTTAAACTCATGCTTTCTTTCGCAGTTAGGTGCAGGTACTTCTATGTAAATTTTGCTACCTTGTTTAAGAATACGATTGTATTCCATCAAACTAAAGATAGGATATGGGCTATGCTCCAATGCATGACGTAAGAATATAAAGTCTACACTTTCATCATAATATCCTTCTTTTTGTGGAATAAAACTTAAGTCATATTTTTTAATTTTATGACCTTTGCTTTCACAAATTTTAATATCACCTGGACTTAATGTTACACCAGTTAAATTAGTATACTCACGTTTTTTCATTTCATCTAAAAAATAACCAGGACCGCAACCTAAATCTAAAATTACTGCATCTTTAGGTATGTTTAAAGGATCGATGTAGGTTTCAACTACCTGCTCAGTTAATCTAGCATGAAATTGACTGTCGCCCTCATCATAGATATGGGCAGTGTAAAGCCATTCGTTGTAAAGTTTAAGCTTTACAAGATCAAGTGTTTGATTGATATCAATTAAATTTTGCATTTTAAGTCCTGTGATTTACAATTACTTATTATTGAAACAGGACTATGAAGAATTTTTATCTAGGATAACCTTTAAATGGTTTTATAGGACTATCTTTTTGAACAGATGATAGTTCGTCACTTTTTAGATCACCTTTATTTAAATCTTCATATGGAATACCAACTGCGTCGAATGCTATTTCAAGCATGTCTTGTTCGACATCAGTATATGGATGGGCTGTGTTAAGTTTTGCTGCCCAACTTGAATTGTCAAATTTTGGTATAGTTTTACCATCTGTAGACGCTGCTGCCATCATTAATCTATTTAAGTCATATGTTCTATCATAGCCAGCAGTAGCTGCATTTTTACTGTTACTAAATGTTAACATACCAACGGTAGCATATCTCTGCCTCTTAGTTGGCTTGTTTGCACCTTCAGAAATAAATTCATTAGCTCTCATTTTGGATATCCTTTGAAAGCTTTCAATACTGAGCCTCTTTGTGTGTCTCCCATCTCATCACTGCCCGGTGTGCTTACTGTAGTTATGCCTGATTTTTTAACTTTACTTAATGCTTTTTTTACAACTGTTTTAAGGCTTGGATCAAATCCGCTTACTACTTGATTTTCTCCCCAATTACTTTCTGCTTGAAACTCAGGTTTGTAATTATTAAGTTGTACTCCTTCTTCACCCCTTACTGCAGCTATAGCTACTCCAAATCTATAAATTTCATAAAAATCTTGATTTTTTAAATCATTCAATTTAAAGGTATATGGTAAACTATAACGGGCTACATCTAATAAGTCATGTACCTCATCCATACTTTGTTCAGTCAAAAAATCTTTGGCGCGCATTTTAATCTTCTGTTGAGATGTCTATATTATCTTCAGTGGCCATAACTGAACTGCTTGGATATCCATCAAGTTCAATTAATAATCCCGGAACTTCAGTTCCAATAAATGTGATTTGGGAAGAAATGAAATGTTGTAATACTTCATCAATAAACGGATCAACTAAAATTCTTACGTTACCACCGCTTACATCCATTGAATAAGTTGTTAACCAAGTATTAACAACTGTTGTACCATATCCTGAATACGCTACTCCATTACCATTATTATGTATTTGTGCGGATAGACTTATTTGTTCGCTATCATTGGTTCCAGGATTAAAAGTTTTAATTTGAAACATACCTTGAGTAAAGCTACTTACTGGATATTCAAATATAACTTGTCCAGGAGTATTTCCTACGCTAAAAGTGTTAGAAGTTTGAAAGCTTGTTTGCCATAAGTTAGCAAAATTATTGTTAATTTTTTGGAACGCAACACGTAACGGGTCGCCTTCCCCGTCATTTGGTAATGCGCCGACATTGACTACTTCTAATGTTGCCATTGTAACTATCCTCGTACTATGTATTTAGCATAAATAATATCATATGTGGATAATCAACTGGTTACCAGAATTTGTAGTCCATCTCATATTTCTAGCAGGTATTGTTGGAACCATTGCTGGCTTCGTACTAGGGTTCATACCCTTCGTCAGCAAATATAAACTACCCATACAAATCATAAGTCTATTGCTATTATCTTTAGGCGTATACCTTGAGGGGGGTTTGGCCGAGAAAGCCAAATGGGAGTTACGTGTAAAAGAGATGGAAGCAAAAGTTGCTGAAGCGCAAGCCAAAGCAGCAGAAACAAATATACAAATTGTTGAAAAGATTGTTACGGAAAAAGAGTTTATTAAAGTAAAAGGTGCTAAAGTAGTAGAATATATAGATAGAGAAGTAAAAGTGTTTGACAGTAATTGTACTGTACCAGAAGTAGCTATCAAAGCACATGATATGTCAGCAGCTAATGAGGCACCACCTGAAAGCACAATAACAGTGGTAAAGCCAGAAGGGGAAGTTAAGTGAAAAAACTACTACTATTTTGCGTAGCAAGTCTATTTTTAGCGGGTTGCAGTACAACAGTACCAGTTACGGCAAAGTTTCCCGAAGCGCCGGAATTATTATTAGTTGATTGTGATAAGCTTGAGAAAATTGGTAAAGATAAGGTTTACTTTAGCGACTTCTTAAAAACTGTTGTAGGAAACTACAACAAGTATCATATGTGTGCTGCTCAGAATGCTGCTTGGAAAGAATGGTACACAAAACAGAAAGAAATTTTCGATAGTATTAGTGAGAAGTAAAAAAGTTTTTTACTACCTCAGCAATATATTCCACTTCAGCATCTAATAACTCATTATAAATTGGAAGAGAAATTACACCTCTGGATAGCATAATGCTAGTACTAAGCATATCAGGCTTTTGATATGGTTGTGCTATTGGTAGTTCACTTAAACCCTGTCTATAGTTTACACGTATCTCTACTTTATTGCTTTTGAGATATGGTTCAAAGTCTGCTCTCAATGGTGTATAAACTACAAATTTTTGATATTGATGGGGAGTAATACCGTCACTTAAACATCTTATATTGGGCAGATCAGCAAATTGTTCGCACCAGTATTTTGCAATTTTCTGTCTTCTAGCCTGCCAACTATCAATGTACTTTGATCTTACTAATAAATGTGCAGCCTCAATTTCACTCATTTTACTATTTGTTCCAGCAATATAGTTACCACCAAATACACCCTTTATAGCTCCGTTATCTCTATAAGCATAAGCGTATTCCCAAAGACCATAATCATTTGTAACTATTGCTCCGCCATTTCCGCTACTAGGTAAATTTTTTGTAGGATCAAAACTTATAGCCATGCCTTCAGCAATATCATCAGTAACTAGCCAATGCTGTGCACCATCATGAATACGTATAATTTGATTATTATCATATGTTTTTGGCTTCATTCCATACAAACCTATAATGCAAACACCGGTATACGCATCTTCTAAACTAGGTTCCTCTTCAATCATCAATCCGTTTTCGTCTGTGTCTAAAATTTTTATATCATAACCAGCAGTGATGAATGCATTTAATGTTGCTACATATGTTAAATTAGGAATTTTAATCGCAGGCTTTATCTGAAAAGCATCAAAGAATTTTTTATTCTGAAAAGCATCAAAGAATTTTTTATAATGATATCGGGCTATAATCTCAAGTGCTTGAGTCCCGCTATGACAAGCTAGTGCATATTTGGCGTTGGTTTTTTTAGCCAACCAACTTTCAAAGTCATCTAAAAATTTACCTTGAACAAATAGCCCATCACGTAATGCTTGATCAGTAGCTAAAGCCAATTCTTCTTTTAAGAAATGGTATTGTCTTTTTAAACAAAAATGATTTATTGTGTGCATTTGTTAGTCCAAAAAGGACTGTTGCTTAACCAGTCATAGTATTTTTGAAAGCCTTCTTCTACATCAACCTTAGGATCATAACCAAAGTCACGACGGGCAGCATCAATGTTTAATGCACCACGACTTGGGAAGTCTGCGTCCTTATCACGCACTTCAATATTACCCTTGCCAACAATCTTAACTGCTAGTTGTGCTGCGTCAAGTAATGTGCGACTATGGCTCTTTGTGATATTGTATGTTTTGTTATCTGTATTACTTGATAGGGCGGCAGCAACTATGCCGTTAGCAGCATCGTCTACATATGTAAAGTCAAGTGTTTCACCTGCACCATTGACCTTAAGTGTACCTCCACGCATTGCTGTTAGCATGAACTTTGCGATAACACGATCCTCAACGTCAAGAGGTCCATAAACAGCACTTGGACGTATAATAGTATGTGCCATACCTGTGCTACGTGTATAATCTCTCACTAGCCATTCGCCGGCAAGTTTCATAATACCGTATTGTCCTTGCGGCTTACAAACAGCATCTTCAGTCACATCGTCTGTGAAATCACCATAGACCATGCTGCTGCTGATATAGACAAACTTTTTGACCTTGTGTAGTTTACTTTCTTCTAATAGATTTAACAATCCTTCACACATGACTTTAGCCCCATGCGGTGGGTTAGCATTGACAACTTTCTGTCTTGGAAAACTTGCCATGTGTATGACGATATCAGGCATGAAACGTGAAAATGCACGATTGATTAAAAATCTTTCGCTAATATCATGCGGATAATGCTCTACTGCACCTGTAACTTTCTTTCGTTGTGCCATGAGATAATCAATCTCATCTTGCGGTATGATACCGTAGTTGGTTTCTGTATCAACTACACAAACACGATGACGCAAATCTTTTAATTTACGTACTACATTATGTCCTATAAGGCCATAACCACCTGTTACTAATATATCACTCATACTTTAGTTTCCAATATGTCAAATCTGCTCCGTCAAGGTAGGCGACTATATCGTAACGATAGCCATATGTTCCCGGATCAAGATGTCTACGCCACATAGGTTGTTCCACACTTCTTTCCATGACCCACTTGCCCTCATCTGTTTGCTGCCACTTCCAAATAGGGTCAGCAACAAAAAGATCAGGATCCTCAACATCACCCATCATGATACTATGTACAACTACTTCTTTCATATTTCTTCACAATCATCAAATACTAAATGAATTCTATTTGTTTTTCCTGCATTCATAGCAGTATGTTTGTCTCTTACTTTTACCCAATAAATACTACCAACTTCTAAATGCCAAAGTCTGTTATCTACTATTAAAAAACTTTCATCATTAGTTATTAAAGGAACATGTATCCTATAAAAATCTTCATCCGCATGCATATTATAGTTAGTGCCTGGTGTTAATAAAAACAACCTTACTCTACCTACAGGCCCTATACTATAATCTTTGGCTATCTTTTGAACTTCTTCTGTACCTTTTACCCAATTTAAAAAGTCTTTTTGTCTATAGTTTTTTGGATTGAATACTGTATGTCTTAAATCGCCTATTATGTCTTCATATCCTGCTATTCTTAAACCTAGTTCTTTCTTCTTTGCTGATAAAAATTCAATATGATTTTCTAAACTTTTTAGTAAAATTGGATGGTCTACATCTCCCAACTTTCTTATACCATTGGTAGTAAAGGTAGGTTTTAGAATATCGTATTCGTTACTCATACTGCCATCTTAGCTTTTATACTATCATGGCTTTGATAGTTTATCAACTTAATATCATCCATTGTAAATTTGTCGATGTCCTTAATGTCCGGGTTTAACCAAAGTGTGGGCTGTTGATACATCTCCCGACGTAACTGTTCGTTCACTTGTTCTACGTGATCTTTATAGATATGGGTATCGCCTGTTGATATTATTAGTTCGCCAACCTTGAGATCACATACTTGAGCAAGCATATGTGTCAATAACGCATAACTTGCTATGTTGAATGGTAAACCTAAAAAGACATCGACACTACGTTGATACATATGACAACTTAGTTCATTATTCTTGTTGACATAGTATTGGCTCATCACATGACAAGGTGGCAATGCCATGAGTTCTAATTCACCCACGTTCCATGCTGATAAGATATGTCTGCGACTATGTGGATCATTCTTCAATCCATCAATCACGTTTTTGACCTGATCAACGATTTTGAATTTTGGATCAAACCACATTTTGCCATAGTCATCATCAATATCAGGTGGCATGTTAGGTACTCTACTTACCCATTGACGCCATTGTACACCGTATACACGACCAAGATCACCTTCAAACTCTGCCTTATCTTTCCAATAGGGCGCCATGGCATTTGGAGTCCAGATAGTGACTTTACCATCGCTAGTACCATGTGTGATTTCTGCTAGGCGCCTTTCATCACTACTACCTTCTAAGAACCATAGTAGTTCACCTACGCAACTACGCCATGCTAACTTCTTCGTAGTGATAGCAGGAAAACTTTGTCGCAAATCAAAACGTAATTGACGGGCAAAAACACTGATCGTACCTACACCCGTACGGTCATCACGTACTTCACCGTTAGCTAATATATCTTCTAAAAGTTGATGGTAATTAATCATTAAAATAACCCTTCATTTCTATAAACAACATTACTAAAATAATTTGTAATTGCAGAGTGATCATTTAAACTATCTAAAGCATCGGTCCATTCTTTTGCATAAATTCTGCTATCGTCGTTAAGTTTCATTATGTTATTTTCTATGTATTGAAAATGTAACCAAGGATTTGGATGACTGTCTAAGTGTTTTTGTTTAGTATTCTGATCGTAATAAAAAACTTTAGGATAATCACTACCTAAATAATCTAACAATGCTACAGGCATTTTATTATACATTGTTTGGTACAAATTGATGATTTTTTGCGGAGACGCTTTAGCACTGTCATCTTCTTCTAAATCAAAAATATTAAAATTAAAAATAGGAGATGAAGGCATCAAATATACAGTAGCACTAGTATTTTTTAAATAATTTGTTGTTAACTCAATTAGCGCGAGGTCTCTAACAGCATAACCTAAAGGGTCACAATACTTGTAGAAAGATTTATCATAGTAATGATTGTTGTAAACATTACCAAAACTCTGCCATTTACCATCTACCCAACGATCTTCTCTAGTAAAACTGGTAAACATTACCATTACTAAATCATCTTCATTAAATTTATAGCGTGTATTTGCTTCAGCCACCCTTACTGAAATTTGTAAGTTACCTGCTCCCGACTTTCCAAAATTATAAAACTCACTTGTTGGGAAAGATTTTCGAACTACATCAGCCCAAGTAGGATAAAAGTGTTCTGTAAAACTACAACCAAATGCAAAAAATCTTTTAAAGTGTTTCATTTTTAATAATACTATTAATATGATAGGGATCAGGATTTAAATGTTCATTAGCTTTTATAGCTAACTTATTCCAAATTTTAGGAAAGTTTTCAGTATTTGTAGCCATATGTATTGCTAATTGTTTATTGTATTCTAACTTCTTTTTAATCTGATGTAAATCAAAATTGTAAGATATCTTACTTATACTTTTTACTAAGGTTTCGTACCTAAGTGTTATATCATCAATATCATCAAAACTGTAATCAAACAACTCATCATAGAGTGCAAAACCAAATTCTTTAAGTTGCTTATGGAAGTGCTTATTACCAACTACAATAAAAGGTTTCTCAAAAAATAATGGTATAGCAGTTTTTTCTGTTAAGAAAAAATAGTTTTCATGGCTTTCAGTTACAATTTGAAATAAAGACTTGTTATATTCCAAGGGTACTATTTCTTGATTAAAAAGAATGTTCTGATCTTTCTGATCTAGTAATAAAACTTCTTGCTTCCAATATTGAAAATTATACCTACTTAATTCCCTATAAATTAAATATCCGTCTTTAAACAATCTATGTTTGTAAAGCAAGTCCATGAATAATGCTCTGTGAAATTTAGGAGCCTTATTCATAGTAATAAAAAGTCTATCAAAATTTTTTATGAATTGAGGTTTATCTAAGTACAAACCCAAACTTTCATTAATTTTTTTATTATCTAAGTTTGTAAGTCTCACAAAGGTTTCAGTAAGCCAATAAGTAGGCCAATATATTACGTTTGAAAACTTGTTAAGATTATCTGTGTTTTGTTGTATAGATCCAACTAACACTGTGATTGGTTTTTGTAGTGCGATTAGTCTGTCAGTAAATTCAAAGCCGTATAAGTCTATTTCAAATACGGCTATGATTACTATTTCACTTATTAAGTTAGTATTTTGCTCTGCCCATGCAACACGTTCCTCCAGATTGTTTCCATATCTAGATATCGTAAATATCATAGTTTGTTAAGTAATCTGTCAGTCTCTGGTTGTACGGTTTCAGCAATGCTTTCTACGTTTAAAACAAATTCAACACTTAATATTTCATCATCATGTTCAGATAGTTTTCTGCTTACTGCTTCTTCTATTTGTTCAGGTGCAAGACCTTCATCAAGAAACTTTTTAATGTTTATTGTTTTCTGTCTTTTTCCTTGAAGTTTAATTACGAGTTTTTTAATAAACTCGACTGGGATTTTTTGTTTTTCAACATCTTCAAGTATGTGTTCCCATTGCTTGATAAAATCAGGTGACATTATGCTGCGTTCTTCTTCTTAGTTTTCTTTTTAGTAGGGTTCATTGCTTCTGCTTCTTTTAACAAACGAGTTGCTTCTGCCATTAAACCCTTTGCTTCACGCTCCATGCGTTCTGCTTGTTGTCTAAAAGTATTAGCTAATTGTACATCACCTAGAGCATCATTAGAAGAAGCCTGGACAACTTCCTTGCCTTCATTTATTTGCTTAGGTAACTTATCGCCGCGCATACGTCTTGCAACTTGTGCGGCATCTTGCATACCTAAACTTTTATCCATCTCAGCAAGTCTCTTTGTTGCTTCCTCACCTTGTTTCATTTCATCTAAAATCTTGTTCAATTCACTCAACTTAATTTGAGTACCTGGTTGCGGTGTCATTACAACCTGTTCAGTTTGTATTTTCTTTAACATGCCTTCAGCATGTAATACTTGTAAAATAATTTTTCCGTCTTTAGTGTAACTACGATTTAGCGCATCAGCTAAATTTTCACTATTCTGACCAATATCACTTTCAATAGTCGAAACTATTGGATCGTGAATATTTTGATTGAGCAGTTCAGTATATACAACAAGTGTCATGTGTGGTTCTCCTGGAACCTCACGAAATACTACTGCTACTTTTCTGTCACCGTGTTTTCCAACATGTCTTAAAAAAGCCATAAACTATCTCCTATCTGTGATTTATTTAATTTGTATAAGTGTTACCAAAATTTTTAACTAAGCCCAAGTTAGTTCGTATAAAATGGCTTCTTGAGGATCTTCAAAATATGGAATACGATCAAAGTCTAAAAAGTCATTTCCTTGCTGTAAACAAAACCTACCCTGCAATTTTTCATGGATCCATATTAAACTTTCATCAGTTACAGGTGTCTTAGTAGTAATAAAATGTTTTGGGCAAAAATCTAACTGCCTAGCATCAAACCAAGTATAAACATTTATTTTCATAAATTATTTTTGTAGCCTATAAAATACTTCTGCTTTTTCAATTAAGTCAGCAAGTCCTGAATTAGTTTTACTTGCTTCTAGTATGTCACGCCATTCTATCCAACGTTGTTGAAAAAGTTTTTCTTTTTTTGCTTCAGGATCTTCCCAAACTAATGTTCTATCTGTTTCGCCGCTCTTACGGCTATAAATGGTTTTGCCCCCATCGGGGCTTTCAAATATTGTTATTTCTTCTATGTTTTTTATAATCACACAATAACTACGTCCTTTAAATTTACTCTATTACTATATATTTCAACACCATTTTCACGAATCCAATTTACAATAAATTGCGGACTATTGGCAAATGTTTTCTCAACCCATTTTTGATTTTCGTAACTAGTGAAACCATAAATCTCATAGTGACGCTGATTATTGGCCCTTGCTCTCAATATCATCATCTGTAATGGAATACTAGGTGGCTTTACATTATGTAATTCACCTTTCAGTATATTCCATACCTTTTGTTTTTCAAAATCCTCAATTTCCTTTTCATGTTTGGTTACATTAAGTATGCATTCCAAACCTGTGTTGTCCCACATAGCAATAAACTTTGTAGGTTCAGTTTTCATAGTAGTATTACTTCTTGTGATCGTCGTACAGTGCGAAAGTACCGAACGGGGGATTCGGGTTCGGATCACCGTGAATAATCCAAGTCGTATCACAATAGTTGTCATCACCCCAACTACCGAAGGGATAGCCGTCTGTGAAAACAATCAATCGATTAGGAACTCGACCCTGTTCTTTGAGGTGCTTGAAGATACAAGTGAAGTCGGTACCACCGCCGCCCACTAATTCATAACCATCAATACTATCAAGGTTCTCGCTAGTATAAGTTTGCGGGTTGTAAACTTCAGTATCAAAGCAAGCAACATTGATACGATAGCCATCAAACGCACTCATCATACCTGCGACTTCACTCAAGAATGCCTTGCCTTGAGCATCACTAATTGAACCTGACAAGTCAATGAAAACATCAACATCAATTTCTTCGCCGGGCGTCATTGCGGGCATAATCGCATCCATATGCCAACCTCGACGGGACGGACGAATGAAACTAAAGTCAGTTTTAATAGCACTGGTCAAGTTAGTCTGAATAAGTTCACGCCAGGGCATGACAGGGTTAGTGACATCCTTGATAAGACGTTCAACACCTTGCGGCAAACTACCTGCTTCTGCACTACTGGCAGCGTTAATGATAGCCTGCTTGATCTCCTGCTTGAGTTGCTCACGTTCTTCAGGACTCATTTTAGGGCGTTTACCTTTGCCCTTACCTTCAGGCCCATCACCCTCGTTATCACTTTCGCTGTCACCTTCTTCATCGTCCATATGCTCGTCAAGCAATTGGTTGATAAGGTCATCCACGCTGATCTTTTCAACATTTTTCATCAAGTCATCGTAGATTTCTTCACTAGCCTTACCATCATACTTAGGTTCGTATAATGCAGGTACAGACTTAATGAACTCACCGACCTTGTGACGCTTTAAGTCAGCATTGACCGCATAGTCATTTGCGATATTAAAGATTTGCGGGTCACGTTCACCGCGACGGCCCATATGATCATAACAAACGTGAAGCACTTCGTGTGCGACCAAAAATACTACCTCTCGTTTCTTCAATAAAGTAATGAAACGCGAGTTATAGTAAAAGTTGCGACCATCTGTTGCAGCCGTAGCGCACCAATCGTCAGCATTAATCAGTTTTAAGCGACACGCCAAGTTACCGAAAAAACTATGCTTTAGCATAAGTTCGACACGGGCATGTACCAAAAGTTCACGCGCCTGTGCATCAATCTTACTGTCAGTAGGACCAATAAGATTATCAAACTTTTTATTACGCTTTGACTTCTTTTTGCCCTTAGTACCTGGGATAACGTCACTCATATGTGTCACCTGTGAGTTAATCATATGTATATATTATACGAAAATCGTTGGGTAAAGTCAATAGCCATTTTATTCGATAGAAATAGAGGTATCCGTGATGCTCAAACCCGGGACTCTCAATTTGGGCTTGAACATCACGGACCTCGTATTACCTTGTTAGGCTCCTGCCTCTACGATGTACTTACCATAACGCTTGTGGAACTCGTCAAAGTTCTTCAACTGATTGGGTTCCATGGGCAACTTAAACGTCTTAAGAGCGACCTTAGCACCCATTACGACCAATTCAGTCTCAAAGTTAGCCATCATGTAACTAAAGAAGTTATCACACATAGAGTTAAACTTCTTGACATCGACCTTATTTTCCCATGCATCACGGAGTTCGTAGCACATTGAAGTGGTCAACGAGTACATAGCCGAAATTTCCTTGACGTTAAGGTCCTTGACTTTGCCCGACAGAATATCAGTTGGGTTAGGCATCTTGCTACTGACCTTACGATGCGCCATAAACTTGACAGCAAGACCTTCGCCAATGCTGCCTGCAACAAGATTGAACAATGTATCGTTATCAGTGTCTGCCTCATCGTCAAGCAGTTGCGATACGAACGTCCAACTACGCGGAGTAGCGAATGCGCGGCTTGACGATTTGTTGTCAAAGTCATACAAGTCATTCTTAGCGAACGACAAGTAACCTACAACGTCAGTATGAATACCCGAATTGACAGCCCAATTCTGCCAACTAGTAAAGTCGGCTCGCATTTCAATATGCAAGAAACGATTTGCAAGCGGCATGGGCATACGATAAGTCACACCCTTGTCACTCTCGCGGTTACCTGCAGCGACGATTACAACATTGTCGGGCAACTTGTACTTGCCTACAGCACGATTGAGTACCAACTGATAGCCTGCAGCTGTACAGCAGGAGCCGCACTATTCATTTCATCGAGGAACAACACGATGATCGGGTACTGATTTGCTAACTCAGCATCGGGCAGATCGATGGGCGGAGCCCAGTCCATCTTACCAACATCCTTGTTATAATAGGGGATGCCGCGCAAGTCAGTAGGTTCCATTTGCGCCATACGCAAATCGATCATATGACCGCCAAGTTCCTTAGTAATGTCAGCAACTACCTCAGACTTGCCGATGCCGGGAGGGCCCCAGAGAAATACCGGGCGTTTCGCCTTAAATGCCTTCAGCAGAGCCTTACGTGCCTGCACAGAAGTTACTGTTAGATTATCAGAAATAGCCATGTGAGAGTCTCCTATAAATCAATGTATAGAAAGTGTATATGAACGTAGGGTAGATGTCAAGCCTTGTTTGGGCAATCGTAAGTTATTGATTTTGTTAGGGTTATTGTGTAAGGCGTAAGATTAATAAGACTTTTTCGATATAGTCTATAGCCTGTGCAAGTTCTTGTCTTGGTTTATTAGCAAGATAGGGCTTGTGTAATTGCCTTGCCTTAACCTCAGCAGTACCTAAATTTGCTACAAGATGTTGTGCGTTTTTTATAAGTTTGCGTAAATCTTGATTGTAATTAACTTGTCTAGCCTGTAATACTAGGTCATCTAAAACTTTACTTGCTTCTACAGCAGTAGCAAACTTAGTGTACATTTTAGTATCCTAATTCTTTTCTAATTTTTGTTGCTGATATTGAATGCGTAGCATCGTCAAAGACCTCTTGTTCAATCTTGTATCCAACGTCACGCCCATATGTTATGTTTACAATATTGGGCACTACTTGTATAGTATACAAGCCTTGATACAAAGGATCAAGATCCCTACGTATTCTATTTTTTACAAACTGTTCGTCAAATGGGTTTGACCCATTCCATCCTTGACAGTCACGTATCATTATACATACTTGACTGTTTCTTTTTTCCAATCAAAGACTGGTCTACGTTCATTCTTTAAAATTTTCTGTGCTACGATAGGAGCCCATACCTCAGCATTTTGTTCTGTAATTCTAAAATCATAAACTTCAGGTTGAATAAAAAGTTTATTTGTATCTTCAAATCTACCTTGTTCTATAGTATCGATCCATATTGTCCAATCAGCCTTAAAATTATTACGCATTTCAACTAAAGGAGCAACAAAATCACATATTACAAAGTCTACATCACTTTGTTCAGCTAATTCAAACATTCTGTGGCTTTGTCTTATTCTTCCTTCGTAACTAAAGTCCCAGTCATTAAAACTTTTACGCACTTGGTCGGCATTAAACCAAGATGTACTTACTCCAATTATACTTTCTAACTCTCTTTTGAGGATTGTTGCAAAGTAAGTTTTTCCTGATCCGGGAAGTCCCATAACAAGTATTTTTTGTTTTGCCATTTACATTCTCTTAATAATTTTATCAACTATGTATTTAGATGTCTTTATATCGAAATGATGGTAATCTCTAGCGTAATCTAATACAGGAACTTCTCCTAAAAAATCATCATCTTTAACTAAGTTAGGTAAAACATCCATACCAAAAAATAATTTAGATCCGCGCCAACAGTCGGGAATACAACAATCAATAATTTTAGTGTTTGTGTTTTTAACTTTGTCTCTATTAAATTTAAAATCTTTATAATTAATTTGCCATTTTGTTTGGTTAGACCATATTTGACGTTCTTCATCATTACACAATTCATTACTACTTTCTCTTCGATAAAAGTAGCTCCACATTATAACAATTAATTTTGGTTGTAATGTATTAATTAATTCGCAAGTTTTTCTGCTTATCCAAGCATTACTAGCACCATTAACACTAACGTTTACTGTTTTTAATCCTGTTACTTTGCTTAAGACTACAGGCCAAATGTGTTCGTAAGGACTACCCAATCCAACTGTGAAGCTGTCTCCTATACACCAGACAGCATTATCCAAACTATCGGGCCATTCATAATCACGAAAGCCTCTGCGGTTATATTTGTAATTTATAGCAAATGGATAATTTTTAAAATGATCACTATCTAAACAGTCTTGAGGACTGTCAGGCTTTTCGTAATCAGTCGTATAATTTATTTTACTTGGTATAACAAAATTAGGCAAAATCATTCAAACTATATTTTTCCATTAGACCTTGCTATTGGAGGTATCCCCGCTCTACTTATTTTGCTACCAAAAGCTTTTGCATTTTTTTGTATACTGTCAGGTTTAATATCAACTGTAAGTGCTGAACTAAATCTTGGATCTTTAGCTTGTTTCTTACTAGGTATATATCCGCTTGCGCTTTCAGCGAATCCTTTGTTTTGCTTTTGTTGCAATGATGCCAAATATTCATAATTTTGATTATAGTTACGTAATGCTGAAGTCAAATGGAATATCTCACGTTTTAAGCTATCGTTGATGTTTTTTTGCCTTTGTTTTAGTGTCGGATGGGTATCTGATTTCTGATTACCGTAATCTGTTCCTTGATCAATAAGTTGTTGTAATGCTCTTTTAGGATCATATCCTGCTGCCATCATTAACTGTACACCAAACACATCAGCACGTAATTCTGTTTCAATATTTGATTTAGGGTTAGTCTTACTATAACCACTTAATGCATCACCGTACATTAAATGACCTAACTCATGACCAATCACTGCTGCTATGGTATCATCTTTTAAATCGTAAAATACTGTTACATCCATTCTAATCACACCGTCTTTATAATCTCCTTCTGCCGATGCTAATGCAAATTCAACTCCTACGTCTAAATAGGGTTTACGAATAGGTTTTTGACCTTGTTTAGCACGTTGTTGATTTATTAATCCTACTAGTCGTGTTAAAATATTATCA